ACAGAGTCGCAGAACATAGATTTACCAACTTTAGGCCGGGCCGCAATAAGATCAACACATTTGCGCCTTAATCCGCCACCAATAGCTGCGTCATATCTTGGAAACCCTGTAGGGATGCCAACAAAGTCGGAAACGTTTTCTGAAACATAATCTAGATACTCATCAACACCATGACCGAGAATTTCAGTTTTATTGCCAGAAGTTTGATATATTTCTGATGTAACATCTAAGACAGGAGACTCTACCATAGAAATTAGGTCAACTATATCTTCTTCACCAGTAATAGAATCCATAGTTTTTTGACAAGATGCCAGAGTCTTTTTTAAATCTCTTGCTATTTTAAGTTTAGCTAATTTGGCCGCATGGACTTCTGAGTTTTCTCTATGAATAGGAAAATTAAAAAGAGAGCGTATAAATGCTATCTCTTCTTTGTTATTAATGACCTCCGCTATTCCTAAGCTATTAGCAGATGAAAGTATAGATGCTAGCTCTACTTTGGCGTTTTCTGAAATTGTCTTATGAATACAACTAAATAATATTTGATTTGTTTCATCCGTAAAATAGTCAGACGTAACAAAATCAATATCTAAATAACAGTCTAATCCATACTGACAAAGAGCCGCTAATACGGCTCTTTCAGAGGCTAAATCTTGAAGATTGTTTTTTCTTTTCATTACCTAGCGCCGATACACCTGTCGCAAATAAACCAATCTCTAGCGTGAGCAGGGTGAACGTTAACAACTTTGTCACACTTGGAACATTTCTGTTTTATGTTTTTGACCGCCGGTCTTCTTCTTTCTGTTAATTTTACGTCTGGCGTTGTAAACTCTTTACCTTTAGACTCTGTTCCATCATCTACGAAACTATTAAACCTTTTGTTTTCTGTGACGGGAATTCTTGTTCTAACTTCACCCTTTTCTTTAGTAACAGTAAAGTCTAGGTCAACGTCTCTTACTGATTCTTTTTCGGCGGTGGTGCTATACTCATTCATTGGCTCGCGTGGACTTTTTAACTCTGGGTTTTCTGTCGGTTCTGGTTTATCTAAAGAGGTCATGAGACTCTCAAGAAGTGCCTGTTTTTGTTCTTGTGAAAGAGATTTTATAAAGTCTTCTAACATAATGTCCTCATTTTATTTTTGCCAAATTTGTTAATGTATCTGCCATCTTTTGAATTTTGGAAGATTTTCCGTCAATACTAGAGACTCTAGCCTCTGCGTGATTTTTAAGTTTTAATATTGAAGAAGCTAAAGGATTTTCACTTATGGCTGAGTAATATTTTTGTTGCCATTTTGTGTAGCCTGTGCCATAGTTATCCAGGGAACGAGATATTATATACCAGATACTCGAATTCGCCCACTCTAAAATGATTTTTTCTTTAGCTTTTACCGATTCTATATAGTCAGAATAAGCATAGAGTTCATATGCATAAGTTAGGCATTCTTTAGATGAGAGGGCGTTAATATCTTCTGATTTAAGATTTAATATTTTTTCAACGTCTTCATTTTTCTTTATCTCTAGCACACCCTTAGAACTTATCCATTCATCTATAGCATTAAGAAACTCGTTTAATTTTTCTTCTCCAGTCATCAATGTCCTCGTTGTAATTTAATTCTATAATTTCAATATTGTTTATTTCACACCAGAATCTTTTGTCGGAATCTCTAGCCTTAGCCCTGTAGTATTCTAATTTATTTTTAAAAAAGAAGCCATTAAATTTGAAATGCTGTTCTCCATGCACTTCGACAAGAATTCTTCTGGCCGGAAGAAAGATATCAGCCTTTAAATTTCTTCTTCCAAATTGGTCTTTGCTTCCGGGTAGAGTCACCTCTTCTAAGATTGTATCATACGGATAGAATTCTTCAAGTAATTTTAAAGCTTTTTCGTGAAGTTTTGATCTATTTACACTTTTAGATGCGCTAGATAAAGGGTTCCATATGTAGTTTTTAGAATCCAAGCCGTTAATATCTAACTTCATAGCATGTCCTTTATTGTTTTAGCCAACACATCAAGAACCTCTTTATTTTCTTTCAAAAAGTTGTATGCTTTGGGCTGTCCCTGTGTCTGAAAAGCCTTTAAGCACTCATCTTCGTTTTCAACATCTAATTCTGGCTTGAGTTTTTTCATCAACTCTTTATGCTCTAAAAGAAATGAAAACTTAAACCAAGCCCCTTTTCTTTCAATTAAAGCTAGCTGTTGGGCTAGCTGTAGGTATTCTTGACACGAATCAATCCCATGACCATAACGAATATAACTTTGACAATTACCACCAGGAGACCCCATAGATGAACATATAATTTTCCAATTTACTATTTGACCTATAGCATTCTTATCTTCATCTTCCCAGGGTTTTATGGCCGGAACCTTTTCTCCACCGTGCTTAACCTCCATTCTAGTATCTGCCTGATACTGAATCTTGCGTCCACCGTCTGCCATTTTAGAAGCGCCCATGCCAGAAGTGTTAGAGATAGTATGGGTAATCATCACCACCAATCCGCGTTGATTGGGCAGGACTTGCCCCATCTTCTTTGTAAATATGGATAATATTTTTGGTAGACCAGCTCTTGTTGGAGAAAAGTCTCCATCTAATTCCTTTTCTGCAATCAATGAAGAAATAGAGTCAATTATTAAAACTGCCCCATGATATTTTGGATCAGTCATCAGCTTGTAAGCGGTTTCTAAAAATATCTCTGCCGGTAAGGGCTTATCTTCTGGTTGAATAATCGTCATGTTTTCTGGATCAAGGTCTGGAACTTCAAAATTCATTTCTTTCAGACGACCTTCTGCGTCTACATATATAACATGCCTACCTTCTTTTTGCGCATTGGCAGCGATTTGCATCGCTGTTGTAGTCTTGCCGCACTTAGGGTCGCCTGATAGCATAATCCAAGACCCTTCTTTTATACCGCCGCCAAGAGCTATATCTAACATTGGAGATATGGATAATATTTTATAATCTTTCCGCTTGTTTAAAACAGAAAGTCCAGACACTAATACGTCGCCGTACTTGTCTGACAAATCTTTTTTCCAGTCTTTACTTTTTGCCATCTATTTTCCTTATTATTGAAAAAAGGTTTCCACTTTTTCTGGGTTTCTTTTTTTTGTATGTTTCTGTTGTTGGTTTTAACACCACCTTTTCTTTTTTAGATTCTTCTATTTGTTTTTCGTGGAATTGTTTTAATCCTCTTTCAACAAACTTTAAAGGTAGCACAAACTTTTTACTTTTATGAAGAAAGCCCAAGGAATAAACATTTTTACCGCTTGGGCTATTTAAATATCTTATAAGAGAGCTTTCGCTGTATTTTCTAATTAGATTAGACGCAACTCGAATTTGAGTTTGGTATTCTTGTTTTTGAGACTTGTTCCAAAATTTAAATTCAAGACTGCCACAGTTTTCTTTCTCTCTTTTTCTTGTGCAGACTAATTCTGCCGCATATTGAGAGCCGTCACACGGTTGCCCCGTTGATAAGCTCTTGTACTTTTTGGTTTTTGAATTTTGGGGAGTCATTTTTAAAAATCATGTTTTTTATATTTTCTACGGTTAATTCTCTAACGTCTCTGTCTTTTTCAAATTCGTTAAACGGCCAAGTGTATTTAGCAACATCTATTTTGGAGCAGTCGTCTCTAAGCAAAGACACGGTTAACGTTTGAAAAGATTGAGAATGAGAGCCGTCCATAGCTTGATCTTTAGCCATGCCCCTCATAACCAAAAGACCATCTAGCCCATTTGGATTTTCAAAGAAAACTTTTCTTGGAGCGCCAAACATATGTAATTCTACTTTGGTTGGTAAAACATTATTATTTTCACAATATTGCTTGAGTCTAAACCAGGGATTTTCTAGTCCGGGCCTATCATAATCACCATAAACGGTTTGACCATCCGTAAGAGCTATCTTCCAGCTAATCATTAGATTAGTATTTATCAAAGTTCTCATATAGCCATCTCTGGTTGTACAAATCATTTCAATCTCCTTTAATTTGATGAATAATGTTGGTATACCTCCTTGGAGCTTGAGGCTTTTTCCTTTGCTCATCTGACTTCATAGAAGCGGCCTCTGTCATTACTACAACACCTCTTTCTGGACTTCTAGCCATTAAATTAGCCACATCAGAAGTTTTAGGCTTTATATAATGTTTTTCTTTTAGACATTTTGCAACATAATTATCTACAATTTTTGTAGACCTGTCCATAGATACGGCTAGCTCTTTTACATCCATTTCGAGATTATTTTTAATGTGTTCTTTTTCCTGATTTGAAAGTGGGCCTTTTCTCATTTAATTCTCCATATACAATCTTCTGGACCTAGTAAAATACAATCTGTTTTTAGTCTTTAAATATTTCATATATTCGTCATATGTTTTTTTGTTGACTTTCTTAAAAACAAATATTCCCGTTTTAACATTATAGTCTATAGAGTGGGGATCAATAAAATCTCCACGAAAAAACTTTATATAGTATTTTTTACTTTCTTTGCCGTCCTGGGTAATACTCGAAAGTTTAACTACGCCAGTTTTTTCTGTAGACATATTTCCATTTTTATCATGATATTCAGTCGTTACCTGTTCAGCGTCTGGGAGATTTAGTCCTGACACATCTTCATTTTCCCATCTAGCCATTTAATTTCTCCAACATTTTTAATAAATTGTCTATACAGTTATGCTGAGTAGACCCGGAAGTACAAATTTGCGCTTTGTTGCTAATTCCATATTTTTTAAGTATTTCATTGCCTAAAACTTTATGATCTAAAGATCCGTCGTTGTTCATTTTTCTAACGTCTATTTTAAATGTAATAGTCGCGTGATGAGGACAACTCGATCTTGGGGTTTCTTCCATCAATCACCTTCCTTTATCCATTTAATTTTTTGCTCTGGTGTCATAGAATTAATTTTTCTTCTTTGCTGCTTTTTAGCTATTGCTTCTTTGTCTTGATGAATATTGTTTTCAACATTCTTATCTTGAATTTCATATTTGCCCATTTTTTTAGTATTCCTATCCATAAGTTGACCAATCGTTTTAGCCTCTCCAATAACGCTTATCGCTGGCGCATTGATGAAAACTTTTCTCAAGGTAGAATTATTGCAGTGTGGGCATATATGAACATCTGAATCATTTACATCTTGTCTTATCTCTGTATAATAAGCACAAGGCTCGCACTCAAAATCATAAAGTGGCATTTTATTCCTTCCTCGATTCTTGTTAATAATTTACTTAATTTTCTAGGGCATTTAATACTCTTCCGAGTATTCCATTTCTTTGAATGTCTTGTGTGGTCAATTCTGACATACCAACCCCATCTACATTATAGAGCTTTTCTATACATTTAGCAAGCCCACTTTGTGATTTTAAATCAGTTTGTCTAATATCCCCATTTATCAATACTTTTGATCCTTCACCCATTCTTGTTATAAACATCTTTATTTGTTCCATATTACAGTTTTGGGCTTCATCTAATATCATATAAGAGTGATTAAATGTACTACCCCTCATGACTTCTAATGGTAAATATTTAATTCTTCTAGAGTTAAAGTATTCGCCATAATAAGCTCGACCAAGAAAGTGTTTAAGATTTTCTTGCATTGGCATAAGATATGGGGCTATTTTTTCGTTTAATTCTCCTGGTAAAGAGCCGATTTCTTTACCTGTACAGACTAGCGGTCTTGTTACTATTATAGTTTCTATATCGTCATAATGAAGTTTTTGCGCTGCTATGCCGGATGCTATATACGACTTGCCGCACCCAGAAGGACCAGTGCAAAAAACTATATCATTTTCTGCTATCAATCTAATGTAATTTTCTTGATTTTCTGTTTTTGGTTTTACTATTTTTAATTGTTGAGGAGTAGTTGTTTTTTTAGGAGTAGTTTTATTATATTTTTTTTTCATATTAATATGGACCATTGTTGGTTAAATCTAAAACAGTCGAAGTTTTTGTAACAACAAAATCACTATATTGATTTGTATAATTAATTGTCGCTTCTACATTAGAACCATCTTCTCCACCTCCATTATATTCTATAGATGATAAATAGTTCTTTTTGCCTAGATCCCAAACAAAATAGTCTTGAGGAGACGAAGCCCCCAAAGCTACTAATTTTATCTCTCTGTCGGCCTCTTGCCAGTCGGTTGACGTTCCATCTGCTAAAGATTTTGTATATATGTTGTCTACATTTCTAACTTTATTTTCTCCAGAGTTTAAAAAGTTATAGTATGGCATAGACTGCCTTAGTGTTCCGGTAAATGAACATGTGATAGATATTGGAAGATTTACAATAGTCCATCTATTTTGTTCGTATTCTTTAGTATTTTCGCTACCTCTCCATATTCCAACATCTGCTAGCGTAGTATAATCAACAGAAACGTCAATATTAACTGATTGTATTCCCAAAACCTGTAACCCAGACTCTTCTACTGGTGTATCAAAATTAAATAATTGTTTTATTTCTGTAGGGAGTTTCGTTTGGCCGTATGAGCTTTGTGTTAGATCAAAATCGCTTCTTTTTATAATGTTTCCGCTTTCTGGAAATGAGGGCAGCGTATACTGAGTAATATCAGCATAGTCGTCGTTAAACTTTAAATTCTTCGTTGTCAAAGAAATTGATTCTCTTATTCCATCTACTCCAAGACTATAATTTATACTTGTTATTAAACAGTTTAAGTAACTTACAGAAATGACATTATCTTTATCTGCGTCTGCTAGCGGACCCGACCCTAATCTAGAAAATCCGTCTGGACCATAAAGAATTGTAATATCGTAATTTCTTAAAACTTTACCGCCATCATCTGCCGCACCCTTTGATCCAAAATTATTAGCGTGAAGAAAATGACTGTCTTGATATGTTGTATATTGACCAGCCGAAACAAAGTAGAAAAAATTTGAGCCTTTGTTTATAACTCTTTCTAAAGTTATCTCAATTGTTTGTTGACCATACTGGGTGTATTTTCTTTGGTGCCTACCTATATCCACAAGAGAATTAGCCGGATTATTAGAAGAAACACCCACTGCTTGAACGCCATCTAAATATGTGGCGGTTGTTGGGTCTCCTCCGTTTCCGGCTTCTGTGTCTCTTTCTTCTACAAATACAGCTTGACAAGCGTAGAATACTCTAGAGTTTGGGTTATTAAATGGTAGGGTCATTTTCCACTACTCCCAAATCCGCCTTTGTCTCTTTCTGTTTTGTCTAGGTCGTCTACTTCTAGCAACTCAAAATCTTCGATTTTCTGAATTAATATTTGTGCTATTCTATTACCTTTTTGTATTTCAAAACACTCATCACCAGCATTGAAAAGAATTGCTGCGATTTCTCCTCTGTATCCAGAGTCTATTACGCCAGCGAAAACATCTATTCCATTTTTAAAAGCAAGACCGGAGCGCGGCCAGATGAGTCCTACATGACCTTCTGGTATAGCCATAGAGATACCAGTTTTCACAGCAACCCATTCTAATGATGGAACTTGTACGTCAGAAGAAGCATAAAGGTCATACCCAGCATCCAACCTGTTTGCTTTGGTTGGTACAATTGCTTCTGGATCTAACTTTTTTACCAATAACTTTGGAAAATTTTCATACATAGGAGTTTGAGTAGATGTGTAGACCGGATAAGGTGGCGGCGTGTACACCGTTTCTACTATTCCGTTTTCGTGACGCTTTTCTACTGACCCGTTCCATGAAACTGCCCCGTCTTGGGTCTCTATCATTCCATTGTCATAAACTCTTATTTTTTCTTGAGATTGTACCCAGCAAGATTTCATATTGTCCGCTCTTTTTTTATTATCTAAATGTTTTTCTCTAGCAATTTGATCTGGATGCCTTTTCATATGTCACACTTCCCTCCCGCGCAAGCAAGTTCTTGTTCCGGTACTACGTTATTTGTTTCTTCTATAACATTGGTAAAATCAACATCAACATATTCTCTATTCATATCAACCCATTCTTTCCAATTATATACATCTTTCATACAGTATGTCAACTTTTTTAAATCGCCATCCATATATTTATTAGCGAATTTTTCACACCTCTCTGCCCAGTGTTTTT